ATGTTAGCCAACTCTGTTGACAATTTGTCAACAAAATTACTTGCTGAGGAGCCTCTTGTATGAACCACGAAGAACCGGAGGCCGTTGTTGTCTGTGTTTCATGCAAAGGTGTTTTAAGGCTCCATACCGCTGCATTTGACGGAAAGAATTACCGACATATCGGATGCCATCATCAACACGAAAAGGCGCTAGACAATGCTAGAGACTATCAAAGCGAGCTTGCGAGCTATCGCCGCGAGAAGGATGGTGAGTGATGATGTTCTTTGTTAGAGAAGAAAATGGACAATGGATTGTTTTTAATGAGCGAGAAGAATTTGGCCGATTTGGTGAGCTTGAAAGAGCTTACGCCCTTGCAGACAGCCTAGATGCTGCCGACAAAGAGATTCAATCCTTAAAGGCGGCAAGGCGCAGGGCATTAGACGAACTAGCTGCAGAAGCACAACCACTAGGTCTGTACGAAGATAATGCTGTAACAACAAAATAGGGTTTACTTATGCTACCTGAGTTTCTAACTAAACCAGATCCAGAGCTATTTCTCAGTGAGAACTACCTTGTTCTGGACTTCGAGACAGAGGGAGAGGACTATGGTTCTGCAATATACCCAAACAACAAAATAGTATGTGCTTGCTGGTGGTATAAAGGAGAGAAGAAGCAGGTATACGGTGGTGAGTTCGAGATGGACGAACTACTAGCTGATTTGGATAGTTGTGACTTCTGGGTAGCACACAACGCCAAGTTTGAGATGGGATGGCTTTTACGCTGTGGTTGGGACATCGGCAGTAAGATGTGCTACGACACCATGATTGGCGACTACGTGCTTGCAGGTAACCGAGCATGGAAGCTAGACCTAAACTCTGTAGCTGCTAGGCACGAATTCGGAGCTAAGGAGAACGTAGTTAGCAAGTGGATTAAGGCAGGTGTCCCTTGTTCGCAAATACCGGACAAGTGGCTGTTGAGCTATTGCCACAAAGACGTGGAGATAACAAAGGATGTTATGTGGATACAAAGACTCCTGTTGTTTGGTAAAGGCTTACAGAAGGTATTTTATTCTCGTATGCTGGCTACACCCGTTCTCACAGACATTGAGCGTAGAGGCTTACAGCTAGACAAGGAGCGAGTCAAGAAGGTGTTAGCCAACTACAGAATGGGTCTGGAAATTGTCGAGACAGAACTAAAGAACACAACAGGAGGCATTAACCTAAACAGCAACAAACAGCTTTCAACCTTCCTGTTTGATGTTATGAAGTTTGACCCGCCTAAAGCCTACAACGGCAAGGAGATGGTGACAAAGGGGGGTGCTGTGTCGGTTAGTGCAGAGGCTATCTCTGCTTTGAAACCAAAGAACCAGAAACAAGCCAAGTTCATCAAACTATACAAGGAATACAACAGCTATACCCAAGCTATAACGAAGTATCTGGAGAAGTTCGAGGAGTGTTGTGAGAAGGACGGAGGTGTGCTGTATGGGGAGCTACACCAAACCCGTACAGCAACACACAGGTTAAGCTCTACCGGCAGGAACTATGCTATACAGCTACAGAACATTCAACGTGATTTCAAGCCTATGTTCACAACAAGAAACCCGGACTGGGTGTTGTGCGAGGCTGATGAAAGCCAGCTTGAATATCGAATAGCGGTAGATATGAGTGATGATGTAGCCGGTACTGCTGACATAGTTAATGGTGCTGATGTACATTACCTGACAGCATCCATTCTATTTGATGGCTTTACCGAGTTAGACCCTAAGAGTGTAGAGTACAAGAAACTACGCACTATGGCTAAGGCCAGCACCTTCAAACCTACGTATGGGGGTATAACCGGCACACCGAGAGAGATGGACTATTTCAAGGCTTTCAAAGCTAAACACAAACAGATGACAGCTATGCAGGAGGGATGGGTAAACACAGTTTTACGTGAGAAAAAGCTGACATTACCTACAGGCTTTATAGCCTATTGGCCTGATTGTAAGGTGACACGCTCTGGCTACATAACGGAGACATCCAAGATATACAACCTTCCTGTGCAGAACATGGCTACAGCCGAGATTGTGCCCTTAGCTCTGGTATGTTTGTGGCACAGGTTACGAGATGCAGGAGTGCAGAGCTATCTCACCAATACCGTACATGACTCAATTATTGCCGAGGTGCATCCAGAGGAGAAAGAAATATATGAAGAGTTAGCAAAAAAAGCCTTGACAACGGATGCAAAGCGGGTTATGATGAGTCTGTACAATTATGAAATTAAAATCCCTTTGAATGCTGATGTGGAGTTCCGCAAACACTGGGGAGAAACTAAAGATTGGAAAGAAAGATTTTTAAATTAACTACACTGGAGAAACACATGAATATGTTTAAAATTATTAGCACAGCTTTAGTACTTGTAATGCTTACCGCTTGTGGTGCAAAGGTAGAAGTACCTCCAGCCCATGTCGGTAAGATCATGACTAAAGATGGTTATCAGGATAATCTGATTCCTACCAGTAAGACACGTTTAGCCCCCTGTTGGGCTTATTGTGATCGTCTGGTAATTCTGGATGTATCAGATAAGTCATACCCTGAGAATATGAAAATCTTCATTCCTACAGATAAACTGAATGTTGATGTTGTTATTCAGACAACTCTGAGTATTAATCCAAAGAAAACCAATGAGTTGTTCGCAAGCTTGTCACCAACACAGATTGATGCAGACACATCTAATATTGACAACAAACAAGTGTATAACACCTACGCTTCTCAGATTATTAAAGCTGAAGTGCGTGAATATCTATCCACTATGTCAATCTCACAAATTGCCAGCAGCAATGAGAAGATTAATGCAGACATCAGTAAGAAGCTGAGTAAGATTTTGTCAGAACGTACACCATTCTCAGTACGTTACGTAGGTATTACCAACATTGCTTATCCTAAGATCATTACAGATGCTCAGGAGAACGCAGCAGAGCGTCGTGAGCGTATTCAACAGGAAGAAGCACAGTTGCAAATCTCTAAGGTAACACTTGAGCGTCAATTGCAAGAACAACGTCTGACTCGTGCTATCGAGAAAGAAAAGGCTGAGACAGATGCTGTAGCAACCCTTACTGTAGCCAAAGCAGCAGCACAAGCTATCCAAATTAAAGGTGAGGCAGAAGCTGAAGCTATTCGTGCCAAGACCAGTGCTTTACGTGAGAGTCCACAATATGTTGATCTGGTTAAAGCAGAGCGTTGGAATGGTGAGCTACCCACTACCGTTATGGGTGATGCTGTACCGATGATGCAGGTGAAATAATATGGTGTTGTTACTTAATCTTCTACAAATCATCTTGATTGCTGTAGGTATTTACAGTGCTTGGCGATACAAGAACATTTACTATGTTATTGGAACTCTTGTAATCCTTTTTATTCTACAAGCAGCTCAACCGAGTTATCTACCCAAAGGGGAGATTGAAAGGTCTGATATTGCAGAGTTTGAGGATGCGGGGAGGATTAATGATTTGCAACCAAAACCTGTCTCTGGGTCTGATCGGGATAAAAACCACGAAGAAGCAGTTAAACGAGGTCTAATATTTTTACAAGATAAACAAGTTAAATCAACAACAGAGGAAATACAATGAGTACAGTTATTGGTGTAGTAAAAGCATTAAGTAGTAAAGCTGCTGGAAAAGGGACCGTTTATAGCATGAACGTAAACGAAACATGGTTTCAGATTGGTTGGGACAAGCCGAGCTTTAGCAAAGGCGACAAGGTTAAGTTCGACTATGAAGAAACCCAGTATGGCAACAAAGTAAAAGGTAAGGTTCAGGTGAGTAAATCAGATGGCACTGACCCAGCACCGAGTTCTGGTGGTAGTAAGACTGCTTACAATGCTGATGGTGGTCAGAAGGACACCTATTGGGCTGATAAGGAGAAGTATGACAAGCAAGTCACAGCACCACTCATCCACTTCCAAAACGCTACCACGAACGCAGTCCAGATTGTTATTGCTGCGCTGAATAAGGATATTCTACCTGTTCCAGCAGGTAAGAAGAAGGCTGACCAGTTTGAACATCTCATGGAAATTGTTGCTCAGGTTCGGGATGAAATTAACCAGAGCTATGTGGATAAAATGGCAGAGTTGCAGGGAGTTAAGAAAAGCCCTGTAAATGAAGCTATGAAAAGCAAAGCACCAGTAAACATTCCAGATGTTGATTTGGGTGAACCACCCGAAGAAGATTTTCCTGCCAATGGTGGTGCGGGTGCATCAGAAGATGACTGGAGTTAAGCAATAAAGAAGTATGTTTCCCTCCCTTCGGGGAGGGTTTCACTATAGACAAAGAACTATTGCTCGTTAGGCGAGTGGGAACAGGCTATAGACTGGCGAAATCCCTTGCAGTAGTTCTTCGTGTGTGGTGAATCACCTGCCTGTTTGATTTATCAAACTACCACACAACCTTTTATTTAACAGGAGAGCTTATGTCTAGTAAATACAGCAAAGAACAACTGAAAGAGTATGCTCAGAATACATTAGAGGCTAAAGAGAAGGGTAGTATTTCCTATCCCCTGCTAGTTTCAGCTCTTGCGGGTATTATGGGTCTTACGCAAGAAGAAGTTGAGCGTAAGATACAAGAACTGGCAGACACAGGAGAAACAACGTGACAGTGCTTCTAATTGATGCAGACTTCTTGGCTTACAGGAATACAGCAGCGTGTCAATACACCAACTATTTTCTTAGAGAGGAAGGCAATGAGTTCGGCACAGCGGTCAAGGGCAAGAAGAATGCGGAGAGCTTCATTAAGGAAAACCCAACATATTCGATTGTATCATCTGAGGACGTTTTAGAAGATTGGGAGAGGTGTAAGGACTCTATTGATGCGACAATAAACCACATCTTAGGTGCTTGCTCTTACAACCCAACTAACGAGGGTTATAAGCATAGCGATGATGTCTATTTCTTTGTTTCAGGCAAGGATAACTTCCGTTACACCTTAACACCTACCTACAAACACAGCCGTAAAGATAAGCCAAAACCACATTGGCACGATAAAGCACACAAATACCTCGTAGACTATTATGCTGCTAAAGAAAGTCATGGTAGAGAGAGCGACGACATGATGCACGAAGGGGTTTTATTTTGTAGGAAACATGGCCTTGATTATATATTAGTGCATATGGATAAGGACATAGATCAATTGGCAGGAAAGCACTATAACCCAGTCACTAATGAGCATTACACAGTAACACAAAAAGAGGCAACTAAATTCTTATATGAGCAAATACTTTCTGGTGACAGCGTAGATTCTATAGAGGGAATTAGAGGTATCGGGGTAGGCAAGGCCAATAAGTTAATTTCTCCCTGCAATTCAGCAAAGGAATGTTTAGAGGTATGCGTCAAGGAGTACACTAAAGCCTATCCTGACGATGGTGAAGCTCGCATGAAATTGTGTGCACAGCTAGTTTATTTAAGAGGTCACAGTGATGATTCTATCTTCAAACGAAAAGAGTGGCTTGAACGCTACACTTAAAGTCTGCGGAGTATGTAAAGAGCATCTACTAACAAGTATGTTCTACAGAACTAAGAGAACAAAGGATGGGTTACAGTACCGATGTAAGTCCTGTGAGTATAAGGCATACAGAAAGAGGTATGAGGCTAATCCAGATAGAGTAAAAGTTGTAAAGCAGAGATATAGGGATAAGGACAGAGCTAAAGTTAGGAAGATAGCTTCGGATTCTGGAAAAAGAGAACACTGTAGAAAAGGTAAAACAGAGTATCAGCGAGAGTGGCGCAAAACTTATCCCGCTAAATACAAAGCCCATCAAGCTGTGTCCTCAGCCATTAAAAAGGGAATTCTGCTCAAGCCTACCACCTGCGATTCTTGTGCTAGCGAACAGCGGATCGTAGCTCACCATGCTGATTACCTAAAACCACTAGAAGTGGAATGGTTGTGTGATTCTTGCCACAATAAGTGGCATCTTGAAAACGGAGAAGGTCTTAATGCCAAAGAAAACACCACCCAGTAAAGCATATCCAGCATGGACTGAGGCTCGCGTCAGAAGTTTCGTAACCTCTGGTATACGCTCTGTTCAACGTAGATGGCCTCCCATGCAACTCGCAAAAAACGAAGGTCGCATTAAAAAGGAAGTCAACGGTAAAATGTTGTTCTTCTACCAATGTGCTTGTTGTGAGAAATGGTTTAGAGATAAGGACATACAGATGGATCACAAGATACCTTGTGGTAGCTGGAAAACCTTTGACGAACTAGGGGCATGGGTAGAGAGACTTTTTTGCCATAAGGACGGATGGCAGCGGTTGTGTCGTCCATGTCATCAAATTAAGACAAATCTAGAGAGGGAGGGAAGATGCAAAAAATAGAATTAACACAAGAGTATTTAATGAGATGTTTGCTCTATAGTCCAGACACTGGTGTATTTACATGGTTATCGAGACCAACCGAGCATTTTAGCTCGACTAAGAACTGTCGCATGTTTAATACCAGATGGAGTGGTAACGTAGCTGGTGGCAAGAATAATAGAGGATATATCTTTATAGGGTTAGACGGTCGGAATTATCTTGCACATAGACTTGCGTGGTTGTATGTAACTGGGAAGTGGCCAAACGATCTACTAGACCATATAGATGGTAATAGGATCAACAATCGTATCGCCAATTTACGCGAAGCTACACATATGGAGAACTTCCAAAATACGCGCAATCCCTACAAAAATAACGCTACAGGTATGCAGGGAGTAAGTTACCACAAAGCTTCTGGAAAATACGCCGCTCAACTACAGACAAAACACAAACAGAGGCATTTAGGTTTGTATTTAACTCCGGAGGAAGCGTTTGCTGCCTATGTTGAGGCTAAACGCAAGCAACATCCATTCTGTACTATTTAGAAAGAGAGGCTAGGAAATGAGCATATCACAGCAAGTTAAGGCATTAGAGGATAGGATAAAGTTTCTTGAAGATAGTCTTGCCTCTGAGCGCAAGAAGGGCTATAGGGATGCCCTTCGGCACTTCGAGGTTAAAACCAAGTTTGTTGTGGATGAATTTGCAGATGTGATGATGGTTATGTTAAGAGTTAATCCAGCCCCAGCACACGAAACAGCGGGTGCTTTATGGGGTGTTATGCACAAGCGTATGATTGAGGATTCTAAATGAAGAGGCATATAGTCATTCCAGATTGCCAGATACGAAAGGAGGATGATTTAGACTTCTTACGTTGTATTGGTGAATACATTGTCGATATGAAACCAGACAACATTATCTGTCTGGGTGACTTCGCAGATTTACCTTCCCTATCCTCCTACGACAAGGGTACAGCACGTTCTTGGAACCAAACCTACGAGGAGGACATTGAGGCGGCTAAACGTGGTATGGAGGTGTTGGTTAGCCCTATAGCTAAAGCCTCTGCCCGCACCATTAAAAACAAGAAAAAGTCTTGGATTCCTAAGCTGGATTTAACTTTAGGTAATCACGAAGAACGGCTTATGCGCTATGCCAATGCTAATCCAGAGATGTTAGGCAAGATTTCCTACAAGGACTTAGGTTATGAATACTTTGGTTGGACTGTGCATGACTTCTTAAAGCCTGTTAGTATTGATGGTATTGCCTACTGTCATTACCTGCCAAACCCTATGTCGGGTAAGCCTTATGGTGGTACAGCTCTTTCAATCTTGCAGAAAGTAGGAACCAGCTTTATTGTAGGGCATAAGCAAGGACTGGAAGTTGCTACACGAAACATTCCCTTGACAGGAATTGCTCAGTGGGGCATAATCGCAGGCTCGGCATATGAACATGATGAATCTTATAAGGGATATACAGGTAACCATCATTTCAGAGGTATTGTTGTACTCAATGAGGTAGAGAATGGTGCATTTGATCCTATGTTTGTTTCACTTAACTATCTAAAGAGGACTTATTAATGCGTATAGCATTAGATTACGACGACACATATACTGCTGATAAGCTGTTATGGGATAGATTTATTATTGAGGCAAGGCGACGCAACCACTCAGTGTACTTTGTTACCGGACGTTGCCAGAACAATGATAATAGTGATATTGAGCTAGATGCCTACCCACTAGAGTTGCCAATTATTTATTGCAGCCAGCAACCAAAGAGAGATTTCATCAATGCTGACATTTGGATTGATGATATGCCTGAGGCTATTGTGCGAGATAAACCTATAGGAGATATTAAATGATTGCATTATTCACTCTATTGTCTATTTTAACCACCTATTCGTTAGTTATACTAACCTATAGCGTAGTATTCGACACATCACGACTCAAGGCAGACACTATTTTATCCAGCTTGCAGACTTCGGTATTAGGTGTCATTGGTTTGATTTATGGTTGGAGTAGCTTAACATGACAGCACGAAATAGCATTACAGGGGACAGCATTAAAACAAAGACTTCCTATGGAGAGTCTGCTACCAACTGGGACAAAGGTTGGGAGCTATTGCAGCAAGGTAATTGTCTTGAAGAAGAAGTTAAACCCCTGCCGGTTGCAGATGATCGAGACTTCTTGATGTGGATGTCGCAAGTAGCTTTTAGTCTTACCAAAGGATATAACGGTATGTGGGACTATTTGTTAGGTCAATACGAGAAAGAAACAGAAACAACACCGGATAAAGACCTGTTATATTTCATTACTAAGGGAGAGTAGTGTGCGACCAAAAAAGGCGTATGACGATCAACTCAGACACGCTAAAGCCAGAGGTATTCCGTGGCTATTTGCCTATGAGGACTGGTTGGAGATGTGGCTGCTTTCGGGAAAATGGTTTGCAAGAGGAAAAGCTAGAGGCAAGTACCAGATGTGCCGCAAAGGTGATAATGGAGCATACTCTAAGAGAAATTGTTATATAGGCACAGTCGAAGAAAATCAAGCTGAAAGACACGATGTATCTTCAGAGGAGACAGCAGAAATTATATATAAATATGATTATACAGATACTCCTCAATGGAAAATCGGCTTAGAGTATGGCCTAAGTCAATCCGCTGTGTCTAGGATAGTCAATCAAAAACGTAGGTTCCCAAAAAACACCAACATAGAGCAATACACAGGAGAGTTACAACAATGAGTAAATTAACAAACTACGCTGAGTTTATAGCGTTGTCACGGTATGCCCGCTGGCTGCCTGAGCATAATCGGCGAGAAACTTGGCCGGAGACTGTTAGCCGATACTTTAACTTTTTCGATAACCACATTGAAAGTAAATTTCCACACGCACTTAGTTGGTATAGAGAGCAGCGTCCGCGCTTAGAGAATGCTGTTGTGGAAATGCAAGCTCTACCCTCAATGCGTTGTTTAATGACCGCAGGCGAGGCTCTACGACGAGACAACATGGCTGGCTTTAACTGCTCTGCTGTTGCGATAGATCATCCACGAGCGTTTGATGAACTTATGTACATCTTGATGTGCGGCACAGGAGCAGGGTATAGTGTAGAGCGACAGTTCATTACCAAGCTACCTGAAGTTGCTGAAACTTTGCATGACACAGATACCGTCATTGTGGTGTCAGATAGCAAGATTGGCTGGTCAAGTGCTTTGCGAGAACTTGTCAGCTTACTCTACTCAGGTAAAATTCCTAAGTGGGATTTGAGTAAGGTACGAGCTAAGGGTGAGCCTCTTAAAACCTTTGGTGGTCGAGCTAGTGGCCCAGAGCCTCTCAACAGTGTATTCAAATATTTTGTTGAGACATTTAAGAAGGCAGCAGGCCGTAAGTTAAACTCTGTTGAATGTCACGATCTGTGCTGTAAGATTGCAGAGAGTGTAATTGTTGGTGGTGTGCGTCGTTCAGCCCTTATTAGCTTGTCTAACCTTACAGATGATCGTATGCGTCGAGCCAAGAGTGGTCAATGGTGGGAGGAACATCCTCATCGTGCTTTAGCTAACAACTCCATTGCCTTTACAGAGAAGCCAGACTTTGATAGCTTCTTGAATGAATGGAAAGCGTTGTATGACAGCAAGAGTGGTGAGCGTGGCTTTTTTAGTCGTGTAGCAGCACAGAAGAAGTTGAAGAACACTCGTCGAGAGTGGGAGTATGATTGGCTTGTCAACCCATGCAGCGAAATCCTATTGCGGTCTATGCAGGTATGCAACCTTTCGGAGATTGTTGCTAGAGCAGATGATGACTGTGGCGATCTACTGATCAAGGCGGAAGTTGCTGCAATTTTAGGGACGCTGCAGTCTACCTTAACAGACTTCCGATATGTGCGGAGCGCATGGAAAAAGAACTGTGATGAGGAACGATTGTTGGGTGTTAGTGTGACGGGTATTGAGGACTGCCCAGAGCTGGAGAAGGATGGTACACTACGTTGTCTCAAGGAAATGGTAACCACAACCAACGATGAGCTGGCAGCGTTTCTTGGTATTAACCCAAGCACAGCAACAACCTGTGTTAAACCTTCTGGAACGGTGTCTCAGCTCGTTGATGCAGCTTCCGGTATCCACCCACGCTTTGCTCCCTATTACATCCGTAGGGTGCGTAGCGACAGCACAGACCCGTTAGCTCATTTAATGCAAGCTCAGGGAGTTCCTTGCGAACCTTGTGTATTGAATCCAACTACTACGGTTGTGTTCTCTTTTCCACAGAAAGCCCCAGAAGGAGCTAAATGTGTTAAAGACAGAACAGCTAGGGAGCAACTGGATTTATACCTTCGTTGGCAGGATTTGTATTGCGAACATAAACCTTCAATTACCATTTACTACAAAGATGAGGAGTTCTTGGAACTTGGTCAATATGTTTACAACAACTTTGACAAGGTTATAGGCATTAGCTTCTTACCTCGGTCAGATCACACTTATCAGCAAGCACCTTATGAGGAAATTACAAAGGAGCAATATGAAGCATTGGTAGCATCTATGCCCACTATTCGTTGGGAGGAGTTGCATAACTACGAGAAGTATGATACAACTACAGGTACACAGGAATTGGCTTGTGTCGGAAACTCATGTGATATCTCAGGTAATTTTTAATGAAAAGACAAAACCGAAAAAGTATAGAGTGGCCGGACGGGATGCGACAGTGTTTAGCCTGTAAAGAGATAAAGCCCTTCGAGGAGTTCCATAAACATTCTCGTTGCTTTATGGGCAGGAACAGTGTATGTATAGCCTGCCGAAAGCCTGCATCCAAGAAACAATACGCCTCTTTAAGCAAAGAGCGGATTATATGGGATAGAACTAAATCTAGGGCGACTAAGTACAACCTTCCGTTTAATTTAGACTTAGATGACATTGTCATACCATATAGGTGTCCTATTCTTAATGTAGTACTAACCGCTACAGGAATAAAGACAACACCGTCTATAGATAGGATAAATCCAAATATGGGGTATGTTAAAGGAAATATACGCATAATATCTAATGGTGCGAATATACTTAAGTCTAATTTTACAAGGGAGGATATAAAAAGGCTTTATGAGTATGTAACATCTCAGTAATGGGGTGTGTGAAATTTAACAGGAGAATGTATGAACGGGAGAGCAGGATTACTGCTGGTATGGATTGCCTTGTTAGCCGCATTGCTGTTGTTATACTTCTACCCAACTTCGTGTCATAACCTACCATCATGGGATTGTATAGGAACCTTGACAGCAGAAAGTGAATGGGAAGCTGAATAGCAGTTAGCACTACGGCAGATAAAAAGAAACCCGCTTGGATTGCTCCTTGCGGGTTTTTTATTGCCTATCAGTTTACCTGACCAGCAGCCTGTCTCATTTTTATCTTCTGCAAATCAGCTTCCATGTTTCGCAGAGCTTTATTCATCCCTGTCCTATATTGCTGTGAGCGTTGTGTTTGCATTTTGTTGAAGAACTCTGGATCACTCATCTCCTCCAAGCTCTTATCGGTTTCATCCATTAGCTTTAGAGCAGTTCCCATACCACCCGCATAAGCAGAAATAGTCCTGCCTATACGAACAGCCTCTCGGTTAGTCATTGGAGAGTTGGCTACCCATTTAGGTGCATTCTCCGCAACATACGGCGCACCTTTACGCATAACTGCAAGAGCAACCCAGAGCTTAGGTATAGTTGACGATATAGCAACGAGAGGATCATTAAATATCTGACCAGCTACGTTAGCTGTCTCACCGAACACCATAGCCCCTGCTGCAAGACTACCTGTACCTACAGAGCGTCTATTGGTTGCAACTGTAGCCACATCCTGCAACAACTTGGTTTCTTCCTTGCCTAGATGTTTCTCTAACCAGTCTACACCCCAAGAATCTATAGCCTTCTGAGCTTGAACACCATCAAACACACTGTCAATGTTGTTTGGCAGAACATTCTTACCTGTAAGGGTTTTAGATGCCTCTCCTTGAATGCTAGTGACAATAGAGCGACGTAAAGCATCCTTATACTTGGCTCCTGCTGCTCCGCTAGCGTCAAGTAATTCAAACAACTGTCCTACACGAACTTTAGCTTGAGTCTTGTCTTGACCATAGGCTCCTGCAAGTTTCTCCAGAACATCGACTTCCTTAGTACCTCTGCCCATAAGGGTAGCTATTTGTGGTGAACGCTTTTGTACTTCGTCAGCCATCTTTAAGGCTTGACCATACTCTAGCATATACTTCTCACCATACGCAGACACCATTAAATCTACATCTGGATGTGCCTTGTTGAGCGTACCATCAGGAAGCATGAGTTTCTTGTGAGCAAGACCCGGCAAACTAATGGAGAACTTGTTTTCCAGAGCTGTATCAGCAAGACCTCTAAACGTATCAGGAGGCAGTCTTTCCTTGAGGAGCTGTATCTGTTGTTGGTTGCCTCGTTGAAACAGGGTTCTTGTAAAATCAAGTCTTGTTGAGGCTCTGTCAGATGCTTTCAATGCTGTTGTTACCAAGTCCTGAGACTGAGGGTTTACCAGCATATCCATGTGCTTTTTCCATTCACCGTTAGCCTGTTTAACAAGAGCTAGCCGATCAGGATTCCAGAAGGCACCACCATGAGTTCCCTCAAGCTTCTTGTTTAACTCGTCAGCATTCTTCTCAATGAAATCAAATACACCTAAGTCTGCGGTCAAGCGTTGCGCTGCCATCTGCTCATCTACACCACCACCTATCTTAAAGGCTTTAAGCATATCAGAGTTAGCCGCCTTACGTTGCTTCAATGTATCCCAGTTGATAAACTCAGGCTCATTGTCAATTTCTTTAGTTAGATTGTTTTTCCACGCAAGAGCTTGTTCGGGTGTTTTCAGAAAAGGATAGGCAGGTGTTTCTAGTTTGGTTGTTTTAGCGGGAGTTACAACATAACGCTCACCAAACTGATCTATACCTGTAACTTCTTGGGAAGTGGGTACATCTATATCCCATACCTTAGTTGTTAGTTTTGCCCCCTTATCTGTTTCTCCATTGAGTAGTCGCTTTAGACCGTCAATATACGGCTGGTTAGGGATGTTATCTGTAGCACCAATGTCTGCTTGCTTATAGATAGAACCTACTCGATCTTCTTCTGACTTCAGGAAAGACTTTACACCATCCAAAGCATCAGCAGCCAGTGTAGAACCTTGCTCAAGGTCGATGCGGCGTAAAACCTCCTGAGCCTCATCGTTATACTGGGTAGTTATTCCTAACGTCCCTAGACGCTTCTCAAGGGCTTCTCGTTGAAGTATATTTTGAGACAGCACATCATACATCTCATCGGCTAATACAGAGATTTCTTTCTTCTGCTGACCTGAGCTTGCTTGTATAGTGAAATTGTCGATGATATTAGCTATAGTCTGCTTAACAGCAACAACCTTGTTAGCTTCTGGTTTAGCCATAGCCTCTTTGAGAATAGGCATTACAGAGGAGAAGCCATCCAGCATTTGTGGGTAGCGAGCATTAGTCGCATCAGAGATATTTTGCTTAAGGATGGAATCCCCGTCCAGAGCTACCTTACCTGCATAATCAACAAATCTATCACCCTTCTCAATACGGCTGTTAATGTAGTTGCGAACACGACCAAACGCTTCGGTTACAGCAACATTCTGGTCGCCATCCCACGGATTCTGCACACCCTTGAATACAGAGACAACACCCTGAAATAAACCATTAAGAGCAATGTCCTGAGCTATGTTCTTTACTGCGGCATTAGCTAGAGTCCCTAGAGTTATCTCGCCGCCTTCAGCAGCAATAGTACCTTCCTGTACACCAGTTCTCGCTGCGCCACTAGCGACACCACTCACTACAACACCCGCTTTCCACGGATTAGCAGCAGCCATCTCTCCAGTCGCTTGTACACCTTTAGCTACCTTAGAGACAACACCAGAAGTTCCCGCAAGAGCTTGTAGGGCTGGTGCGCCACCTGACGTAGCATAGGCTAGTGCAGCGTTAGCAAGAATGAACGGAGCATCCTCATAAACAGCTTGAGTGGCTGTAGCCATATCTGTAAACAGAGGATTAGCCGCAGCATAGCGGCCAATGTCCTTGTTAAAATATAGCAGCCTACCACCCTCGTCCCATTTAGCATCTGCACCTGTTTTCTCTTTAATGAAAGCAGCCTGTCGCTCCTTGTCATCTCTCATGGAATAGAGAGCTTGCCTTGTATCCCAATCCAGCTTTGTTTCTTCTCGATAGGAGGTATTAGGTGCCGTTGTTTTTAACATACGGACACCATTAGCCTGATCTATCACAGCAGACTTCTCTGTCTCGTAAGCAGAAGCAGCAGCAAGCTGGCTAGACGGATCAGGGTGCATAGAAGCCAACCCTAAAGCCAGCTCATTAGCCTGATTCTCTAACAGAGCGTTGCCAACCTCGTCGCGTTTAGCGGCCTTGTATATTCTCTCTCCCATAAGACCAGCAACATCTGGATCAAAGTCTTGCGCTAACCGACCTGTGAGCTGCTCTTGGTCGGCCACAGGCAATCCAAAGATTTGTACTGTTTCTTGAAGATTTGACATATACCTGCCTATTTAGCTTGGAATTGTTTGGCTATGCTTGGGGTGTTCGTTATAATTGCTTGGTTTTCAGGAGATAGCTGCATAAATTGATCTTTAGTCAATGTAGGCACACCTATAAGGTTAGCTACAACTGGAGGTAAAGTCAAGCCTTGTTGTGGATATTTATTCATATCGACAGTATTAGAGGGAGGTGTTGTCTGGGTTCCACCAGAGATAGGTGAGCCTGTCATAACACTTACCATATCATTAACTTCTATCTGTTCGGCAGCATTTAACTGGTTATAGGTTTTACCTATACGAGCAGCAATGTTATTCTGCAAACGACCTTTTTGCAAGGTTCTAGCAGCAGAGAGCTTTTGTGTTACGGCAGCAGTATTCTGGAACAGCTCTTTCATGCTACCTTCTGGCGGCAAGCCTAGAGAGGCTCTGGCATTCTTGATGTTATCTTTAGTGATTACACGATTGCCTCCACCCATACTATCCGCAACAGCTATAATTGTATTGGCTAGGAGCACTTGTGGTGCGCCACTAAGATCACCTAAGTCTTTATCGAGATTTGACATAACATCCGAAGTATCTCCCATAAAGCCAAACATGGTTGCTACATCCTTAACGCCTTTGCCAACTAAAGGAGTCTCCCCAACTGTTTCAGCTACGCCCCCCAATAAAGTTGCTACACTATTGGTCAGTTGTTTCGGAGAGAGTGCTACGCCTGCGTCAGCCATGCCTAGAGTGCTGTCAATCATGCTAATGACCTCAGCCCCCTTTGTTATAGCATTGTTCAGCTTCCCTTGCTCATTACTACTAATTACCTTATTAGAAACTATCGTTGTGCTAGGGTTTAGTGCCTTGTAGTCAGCAAGAGGAATTCTTCCGCTATTAGTTAGAACGAAATCAGTTCCGCCTTGCGATAATACTTGATAGGAGTCACCACCTAATGTGAAGGCAGTTGATCCTAAGTTCTGTGTTCCTGCTGCTGAGTTTCCACCAGCCCGTTGACTTTGGAAACCCTCAAACCCCTTTCGCTCCGCTTCGTTAGCCAGACGCACTGAGCCATCTGGTTGCCATGCAGCTAAACGATTTTCCTTATTCAAGCCTACGACAACACCATCCGGTGTTCTATATTGCTCATTAACACTGGTAGACAGTGGGGTTCTAGCCATCTTAGCATTTTCAGCATTGAGTCCAGCTTGTGCTACAGCTAAATCATTCTGCTTCTTAACTTCTGCTAAACGTAGTTGGTTGGTTAGCTCTTGTGTTTGAGTAATAGACTCCAGAGTAGACTGAATAGCTTTAGAGTTATAGCCGCCGCTCAAACGACCCATAGACAACTTATCTAAGTCAATACCCCACTCATTTCCCTTTGCTTTAGCCTCCATAAGAGACTTATCATCCTTGACATATTTCAGCAGATTATATCCTAGAGTTTGTTGTTGCTCATCAAGCGCAGAAAGAAGCTCAAACTCCTTGCCTTTCATAATTTGCTGGCTGTTCTTGGCTAGGAACGTTGTATCCATTTCAGCACGTTTGTTCGCTAGATTCCGAGTAGGAGCGTTAGCATCCCACTCAGCCTGAGCCATATCCAAGCGTCGATCAGCTTGTCCTAGTTGTCTTTCATTTTGTCTGGCTTGAATACCAAACTGCATAGCCTGTAAACCTTGATTGGTTTGGTTCTGCAAGGCTGTCATTAATTCTAAGCCGGGGATTGCCTCACTCATTGTCTGCCACCTTACCAATTAAAATTACTGTAAGCACTACCACCGCTTGCTACACCACCTGTATTCACGTTAGTGGGAGTTGCACCTGCGCCGTCACTTCCTCCTAGACCACCCATCATGGCAAAGCTACCTAAAGCAGACATACCTTGACCTAAAGCCATCATTGGCGCACCAGCAGCCGCACCCTTATATTGGGCTAGCTGACCAGTGACACTCTGTGCGCCCTGTCCTACTCGTATGTTTGCACCCTGATCTAGCATAGCTTGGTAGGCTGCTTGTGAGTTAGCCATGTTCTGTAAATAGCTACCTACACCTGCTGCTTGCATACTAGCACGTTGACCCATACCTGTAGAGGTATATTGGTCTTGCATACTCAAGCCTTGTGTGCGAGCAGTTTCACCTAGACCAAAGGCTGCGCCATAACGATTCATAATACTATTGAGGTAGGTGTCTGCCACATTCAATCTACGCTCCTGTAGAGCATTGAGAACATTGCTGGAGTTACCCATGCCCCTAGCACCAGCTAGTCGTGCTGTAGAGGTTTCTGCTTCGCCCTGCATGAATTTATATGCAGCATCATCCCGAACACCTGAAGGGTTATTGAGAATACCCATCATGCCTTCGTAGCCAGTAGTTCGCAAATCCTGTGCCACTGGGTCGTAGTATCGCTCGTATGCAGCCTTACCCTCAGACCGATAGCTGGCCGCAGTTCTAGCACCTAACTTGTCATAAGCACCCTGACCATCCTTAGCTAAATCTGCATAGAATTGTCTATTTTGTCCTGCATATTCTTCTCTGTATCGCTTGGCTTCTTCGTCCATTTTAGCCATCAGACGCTTCATATACTTGCTGGCAGCATTTGATGACGACTTGGCACCAAGACCTGACATAATGGAGCCACCCGCCATAAGACCACCGCCTATAGCTAAACCAGCACCTACGCTCATTGGGGGCATACGCTCACCTCTTTATAAAAGTTTTATCAGGAGATTGCATATTGGTGTCTAAACACTTAGCAACCCATTCGTCAGGAAGGTTTACATTCAGATAGTCTAAAATCTCTGGTAACCTTTCATTTATTTCGTTGTACTTAATGTGTAAGCCTTTAGCTTGTCTAAGCTCTCTGCTCATCCTAACGGCATATCTATGTAGCTTTTTATCGAAATGCTTAGGGGTATTCTCTGCAAATTTCATAAAAGAAGATACAGCTTCAGGAACATCTCTCTCAATGATGACCAGCTTTCCCTCTATACCTTCGTAAGGATAACAAGTGCTGTTAAACAACACCTTACCTTCAGGGACTTCCTTGTCGTATATAGGGTAGCAATGGAAGCAATGGTTATCTCCGTAAGTTAATAACTGAGAGAACCAATAGGTTCTACTTCTGGGCAATCCAACTACTGTTCCTTGAAACATAACATTACCAATGAATCATTAGTCGGTGTGCAGCATTGGTGTTGCCAATACCCCCATCATGGATCGTCACGGTAAATGTATGCGATCCTGTGTAATCAACGTGCAGAGTCCTGTTTGTGCCACTCGCATCAGGAACCGATCCAGTTACAACAAAATCAGTTGTTACGCGCCGCTTGGTTTTATCGGCAGAATCATACGCAATGGTATAGTTGTAAATACCCGCTGCACCCTTTGAGCAAGTCACGGTTACGCCTGAAATCATCGTAACGGTGCCACCAGATGTGGTTTTCAGTGACGAACGGATAGAAATAGCTGGCTGAATAATCCCGTCATACGCATCATCATCCGTGTAGTGATTGCCTGCTGAAGTTACCTGATAGTGAACCTCGTCTGAACCACTGGTTGTAGCCAGCTCAACAAAAACATCTCCCTCAACACTCATGGTTGATTCTGTGGTGCCTATGGTGCCTGTACCACTGACTATTCCCAGAGAAAGAGTGTTCGCTGCGCCTGCATTTAGAAACTTAAATGTAGAGGTGGCTGACTCATTCTTAAATAAACTTGTACCTGCGGAGTAGTCGTAGAAGAAGGTGTATGCACCATCTTTGTTGAGGAGCTTTATATCCTCTGAGCCGAGTTGTAGTTCACCTGAGTACGCACCCCCTACATAGCCCTGAAATCTAGCAAGTCCACCTGTACCAGCCCAAGCCTCTATATCTGAGTCAGCACTGGCGGCTGAGGCTGTAGCTTTTACAACACAACCACTGGCATTGCTGGAGCTTATCTCAAGAGCTGTGGCAGTAGAAACACTTATTACAGGCTTACTAGTAAAAGTATTTGTGCCAGAAAATGTATTTGTACCTGTTATCGTGTTATTCTCGGTTTTACCTACAGAGGTGTTTACTGCTGTAGACAGGTCATTCAGGTTGGCATCCATCTCTGCTACAGTGAGTATGCCGACAGCACTACCGTAAGAGGGATTGCCATTAGGTGTGGTTACTGTCTTTACGGAAACTGCTGTCATATCGGTGCCCCATTGTCAACTCTACGCCAATCTGTACCATCCGAGAAAGCCAACATAGGTGTTGCACCTCCTGCGTCAATAACAAAGATGATAGAGGAAAATAAATTAGGTGATGTTAAGCTTCCCCATGAGGGGGCTTCTGGAACATCGGCTCTCTCATAGCCTTGAATGAGGAATGGCCCATCACCTGTTCTTTGGAAAATTGTGGAGAGCCATTGGTTTGTTACCGCTGGATTAACCACCCCTGTTGGGGGTGGGGACAATTTCACTTTTTTTGTTTCTCTAGGCATAAGCAGATGTACCAAGTCTCATTGTATATCCTATAATTTCCAGTTTACCTGTTCCGTTATAGGTCATCTTGTAAGCACGTTCTCTAAACTTACCTAACCGAGTCAGTGTTCGATAATTAGCGAAGTCTAAATCTCGCGGAGTTGAGAAGGTCTTGTAACCATCGTCTGTCCAAGATATTTTTAAGACAGTCTGATCGTCGTCAGCAGTAGGAGCGGTACCACCCAATACAGAGAACTGGCTACAGAACTTATTTGTATTTCTGTCAAGATTGGTAGCACTTGTCACCATCTCCCATTGTATGTTAGCCACTCTATCAGAGCTTATAACCTCAATGTAGCTGCTGTTGTCTGGAGTTATATAAGGCTCAGACCAATAACCCACTGTATCCCCTGCGGTATCTTGCAAGGCATCAGTAGCATTGACCGTACCTAAATCTCCCGTAGAGAACATCATCAAACCAATGTTGGAATACTGACTGGATGTTGACGACGCTATAACAGGAAATGCTGCGGTTACATCATCTGAAAACACCTGACTATCGTAACTAGACCATTGATTTTTTGTGGCATCATAGGCTGCTGTGTAGACTGGGCTTAACTTGGTTGAGCCAAACGTACCGTTGCACAAGGTTAGGGTGAATATGTTATGCTCACCTACTCTAACTCCACCAAGAATGGCAACCATATTTTGATAGTTAATAGAGTTGTTTATATACTTGGTAAAGGCATCATCAGCAACTTGTTTGTATTGAAAGTTCTCGAATATAAATGCTGTTTGAACTCCCTTAGAATCAACACCCAGAAAGAAGATGGTATCCCCAGAGGTGTAAGCATCATATTTACCAGAAACACCCACACCATACATAACATCTTCACGGCGATTGAGGGGACTTCCTACAGGATTACCTGCATCATAAAACACTTCTACAGTTCTGTGCCCAAAGGCTACAATGTTGTTATGATGTAATGCTAGGTAAGCACCACCGTCGCTATCTCGTGCAGCTTGTATATAATCCCCCGCCCACTCTGTTCCTGTGTTGGGGGTACCACCACCGAAATAAGGATTTAGGTTATTCCAGATGTTACCCTCGGTATCCATCAGGTAGAGAATGGCATTAAGACTTACACCACCACCAGCTAAGGTGTATCCAGCATTAAACGGGAAAGCTACATCGGTTATTTCTACTAGCGTGTTGCTTGCAGCTTGGTCTATGTAATAAACCTTGTTTCCTGCTGTATCTATGAGCAGGAGATATTCACCGACCTCAACAAAGGTAACGGGAGTGTTGCTGTCAGAAATAGTCCCATCAATCAGAGGAGAGCCATAATCTGCCAGATAGACAGTGTTTCCATTAACCAAGTAGGTGTAATTACCTGTTGTACCTAGTGGGTTCCATGCGTAACAACCCCTTCCCTTATAACCAGTAGTGCTGGTGGCTACCTTAGTGATGTTGAGAGGGAAACGCTGAGTGACATATATTTCACTATCCCCTGTTCCATATTGTGTATAACCCCCATTCCTCAGAGTAGGCCCTAATGTCGGAATACCTGCTGCTGAGAAATAAGGATACATACTGGATATGATGGGAAACTTCTGTATCGGATCGTAGTTTGCCATTGGCGTTACCTGTTAGTAATAGCGAGGTTCTACAGACACAGATGTGTAAAGCTCTTTGTCATACCCCTTTGCCATATCGTAATACATGGTGGCTAGGCTTGCGATTCTGTTGAAATCACCTGTAGGCACACCATACTTAGCTGCTGAAGCCATAGCCAGATTGTAGGTTAGGGGCAGATACCACTCTTGAGGATAGTCAGGCTCATCACCATCGGTTGTAAAGGTATCTAAACGACGCTGACACCACAACACTAATATCTCTGCTGTACCATTACCCAGAGGCCACACCCTAACCGTCGTGTAAGCTCGCTGTGGCTCGATTTGAACTTGGGTAGTAGTACCTACAGCATTCTTATTAGACAGCTCAGAATACTCTTTACGGCTTAATAACGTGATGGGTCTATCGCTGAAGTTGTTTGGGAGTCCGTAGAAGGTTCTCAGGTAAATGTCCATAACCTGCATAGGCTGGCTAGCTTGAGCTGAGTAACCAAATACTAAAGCACCTTCCAGAATATCCTCTGTAAGAGGTGAGTCGAAGGTAATGGTGTTGCCTGCAATACCTGTAATGTTTGCAAATAGGGTGTTCGCTGCTTGAGTTACACCGACTATACCACCATTGGTAAACTTACTACCATCAGCTACAGTGACAGATGTTGCACCAGAGGAGGTATTAGTTGTAGTGGCATCTGCAACATAGTTAGTAGCAAAGCGAGCAGAAGAACCTGAGTACAAGTTGTAGTCTGTGCTGTCACCATCCAGAAACAAATACATCCGTTGCACAGCAAAGATGTTAAGACCATCTGCCTGCCAGCCCTTACACAAGTTGTTAAGGGTTCGCTTCATAGATGTAATTTGTGCTGTAGTGGGACTTTCGCCCTCACCCAGAACACCTAACAACTCCAGAGCCTCAGTGATAATCTCTAAGGTTGAGGTTGCGTAAGCGGTTACACCAGAAGTCGCCATACTTATGATCCTAGAGAAAGAGTCAGTGTAGTGAAGGTAAGAGTCATTGCTGAAGCTGCTTTGAACTCAATGTAGAACTCATCATTTTCTTGGTAGCTAACGGGAACAGCCATGCTGACAGAGCCAGATTCCGTCGTAGCGGTACTAAGCGAGAAGGCTGTTGTGGTTCCTGCTATAGGTGTACCTACACCACTTCTATACTGAACAGCTCGGAATGAAGAAATTACAGTAGAGGCTGTACCTTGAGTATAGGAGATAGCGTAATAAAGAGTACCATTTCCGGGATTAGGTGCGGTTACCTTTAATCGGTAGGTGGTAGCACTTGTGGAAAGACTGGTTCTCTCGCTGTTAGATAGAGTGGCTGCACCAGAAATACCAGCAGAACCTATCTCAACAAAGCTTGTGGTTGCAGCATCGGATTGTGCGGAGCTTATAGATATGGAACCCGCTACAACACTGTCAGCAATGCCCGCACACGCCTTAACGCTAACCTTAGAATCAGCTTTGGTCATACCACCAAAGATACCCGTGGTGCCAGACATAGTGGTTGCTGCGAAGGCTGCGCTTGTAGAAAATGGAGAGGAGGCGGGTACTTGACCATTAACAGCATAGCTCGTACCACCGGCTGTAGAGGAAATCAAGCAAGAGCTCACTGTTAAGGAACCAAAGAATCCAGATGAAATGTCTAGCCCGTGTTTAGAGGTTCCTGCACCTGTTATCGAGGTGTTGACTAGGTTCATGTTGCTAATACGACCGCCAGATGTAGATTGTACATACATACCGGAATCTGCGGTAGAAGCAAAGCGACAGCCTGACATAATAATGCTGGATGACAAACCTACGAAACGAAAGCCAACACCTGCACTAGAGGAGTTAGCATTGTTTATAGAGATTGTTCCGAAATTAGTTACACCCGCTGTACCATTGAAATTTATAGAGTTGCCCGTTAAAGATGTGGAATTGAAATCATCTATAATGGCACCGAAAGACAAAGCCCCTTCAATCAACATAGCGTTAGCTACGGCTGAGGCTGATAAGCGAGTTACGAAGAGAGCTGCTGCACCCGCAGAGGTTACCCGTACACCTGCACTTGTACCACCACCACCAACGATGTTAATTCCCTCTTGTATGAGAAAAACACCTTGTTGAACATTTACCGCTGTGCCTGCTGCATTGGTGTTGCGTATGCGTAATGGCCCTTCAAGAATACACGTATTAAAACCACCTGTAGGAGCTGTATCAATGGTAATGGAACCAGCAGACGTAATCTCACATCGTTGAGCAGCCCAGCCCTCAATAGCTGTGCCGTTCTGCATGACTAGAGAATCAGTACCAAGATCAATGACGTTATTAATGATGTAGCGAGTAGATTCTAGGAGGGTTCTCACGCCAGCAACAGCGGCAGGTAAGTCATCAACCGAATTAACCTGAACGGTATTCTCTGCAATGGAGTTATACAAATCACCAGCAGGTCGAGTCTTTAGCTGTTGTGCGCTAGCGTCATAAACTAACAGATCATCCGATGTGCGATCAATGTCAGTGTATGCAGCGAATGAGGGTAATCCAGAAGGTAATACACCTGCCATGTTTTATACTTCCCATATCAAATAATCAGAGTTGGAACCATCAACTAGCAACAAATCATCAGCAAGATTTACATAGAGTTCGTTGGTGATGGTATCTGGAGGTGTAGGAGGTTGTGGAGAAGGTGTGGCTGGTCTAAAGACAATTTGATTGGTTATCGTTGAGCCATCACGAAAATAGGTTGTAGCGTTGTAGCGAATTAGTTCAGGAGGTAGATCAGGTCTAGGTGTAGGGATAGGTAGATCACCGGGGTTTCTTATATCCCAATGGTCAGGGCAAGCCACCAAACCATCCCATTGAACCATAGCATCAGAGGCTCTGATTACTGAAGCGCAATGGTCACACTCTACCCAGTTGTCGCCCTCATGCTCTCTACTGCCTGCTCTATACTTTCCTCGCACAATTCTCGTCGGTGCATGGTAGGGCTTTCCATACTTAATCATGTTGTTACCTCAAGAACTCTGAGAGAAACCCTCCCCGAAGGGAGGGATTTTGTCTTACGAACCGCCGCTATACACAGACTGCCAATCAGACCACAACACACCATAACGCTCATAGAACGATACTTTAGTGTTCTTGGTCTCGAAGTCATCAGTCACATCAATCATGATTGGATCACGTTGATAGGAGGTCAGACCATTCGGTGCATTGGTATGAGTATACCATTTACCGGTTGAAGTCAAGTATGGGTTGACAATGACTGAACCAGCGCCAAGACCCATAGTAGTAAGCACAGGATTGATCTCGTTGTTAGCATAGGCGGTGTTACCCGCAGCCGCAGGCGCACCACTAGAACCACCACCAACGCGGTATTGTGATTTAACAAGTACTTCTGCAACCATCTGAAGATCGACTGGAACGTGCAGAGCTTTCAGCATCAAACCACGACGCAGACCACGACTATTCTCGGCTTTACGCACCTGTACGAAGTTGGTGTTCAGCGAGGTTTCAGACAGCGCAGCAGAAGAGCCTACGTTGCTAGAAGCTGCTGCGGTGCCAGCTACTGAGGTGTGGGTTGTGGAGAACAGAGCTTTACCATCACCACCCAAGATGCCTGAGTCATTGAAGATAGCCGCGTGAACATACTCCTTGCCTTGATCCATAGCGAAGCGCATATCTGCGGTACGGTTCTGAGCAAACAAACCATACTGGTCATCACGCTTCATCTCGCCAGTGACAATGAAGCCTGTTGCATAGGCAGTCATCAAATAACGAGTGGTGTACTCTTGGTTAGAGCTATCATAGCTCAGCGGTTCACCTTCGAGTTTAACCAGAGGAATGTCGAAACCGTTGTATTTAACGTGTTCTTCATACGAACGACCAGAGGTGCGTTGCTCAAAGATTTTGGTGTAGACTTTATCTGGATTACCAGATTGATCCCACCAACGCTCAATACCCGGACGCAGTGCTTGTGAAAAACTACCTGATGTAATAAGACCTGACATAAGTAATTCTCCTTATTAAGCAGGGTTGTACTGAACAGTGTTGAAGGTAACATAAATCTCGTCACCGTTCGTCAAGCTGCCAGAAGAAGGATAATAAGTAATAGGTACGCCTTTCTCGGTGATGGCACCGCGAGAAGCCAGACCCAAGACAGTGATGTCATTACTCAAAGAAGAGAATGTTGCAGCACCCAGCTTAGAGCGATTACCGTCTAAGTGGTTTGTGTTTACTGCAGCATAGTCAACAATAGTTGTGCCAGTTGAGTTGTTAGACAAATCCAACTGTGTACCAATCAAAGCTGCATAGGTGGGAGCTGTACCAGAAGGTGCACCTTGATATACAGTTTTGAATACAGCATTATCTGCTACAACTACTGCAGCCCAGCCATCGTCTGTCGCACTAAAGGCAGTTGAGCCATTAGACGGATCAGCGAAGTTAGTCAGGTAGCCACCAACGGATACGCTTTGTGCAACGGAAGCTGCGGTACGTCCCAAAGCTACAACTACACCATACACACCGCCGGACAAGCCGGATGTAAAACCAACAACAACACCTGATGCGACAGCTACAGGATCGCCTACAGTAAGACCACCTGCTGTATCAGCTACAGGCAAAATGCGAACGGATTGCGGGGTGCTACCGTCTGCGGAACGTGCGTACTTAAAGCCATAATATGCGCCCATAAGTTACCTCCAAAGTTATAAAGTTTGATAATTTTGCTCAAACCTGCCGTTAAGATCAGCTTTAGCATTGCGCCGCATGGCGCTTACAGGAGCCTTACC